CACCAACGGTCACTTGGAGACCTCGACAGGAGTCTAACCTGCGTACGACGGGTTGCAACCGCCTGCCTATACCCTCGGCCACGAGGTCTGGTGGGCCAAGTAGGGTTCGAGCCTACTTCCTTTCGGTTATGAGCCGAGTGCTTCTACCAATGAGCTATTGGCCCTGGTGGGACCGAGGGGACTCGAACCCCTACCTTGACGCTTAAAGGGCGCCTGCTCTGCCGCTCGAGCTCCGATCCTTTGGTAGCTCCACCCGGAATCGAACCGAGATCTCATGGCTGAGAACCACACGGGTTGCCGTTGCCCCATGGAGCCTGGAGGCTGTACCCGGATTCGAGCCGGGCCCGAAGCCTTGAAAGGACCTCGTGCTAACCACTACACCATACAGCCTGGTACGGGATGAAGGAATCGAACCCTCGACCTCCTGCATGTTAAACAGGTGCTCTCCGCAGCGTGAGCTAATCCCGCTCGAGCGCAGGGCGGGGTTCTCACCCGCGAGCTTTCCCTTTGTGTCGGGCTGCCTAAGACCGGCTTCCTGCGTGGTACGGCCGGGAGGACTCGAACCTCCAACCGCCTGCATATCAGGCAGGTGCTCTACCATTGAGCTACGTCCGTTTGGTGGCATCGGTAGGATTCGAACCTACACAGGCCGTTAGGCCGACAGGTTTACAAGCTGCTGCGCCTCACCGTCTGCGCCGCAATGCCTTGGTGGCGGAAGAGGGAGTCGAACCCTCACGTCCTGGCTTATGAGACCTGGTGGGCTTCCGAGCCTTTCCGCTGTGGTACCGTCCGAGGGAGTCGAACCCCCAAACCCTTACGGGCACCTGGGTCTAAGCCAGGCGTGTCTGCCAGTTCCACCAGGACGGCTGGTGCTCGGGGCAGGATTCGGACCTGCGCCACGCTGCTTTTCAGACAGCTGCTCTACCGCTGAGCTACCGCGAGCTGGAGTGTCGGGGTGGAATCGAACCACCGCCTGCTCGGTCACAGCGAGCCGATCTACCACTAATCGCTACCGACACTGGTCAAGGAGGAGGGATTCGGACCCCCGCCGCATGGTCCCAAACCATGTGTGCAACCACTACACCACTCCCAGTGGAGCCGACACCCGGATTCGGACCGGGACGTTCTGCTTGGAAGGCAGACATGCTTGCCGTTAAACATCATGCCGGCTGGCGCCGATGACGAGAATCGAACTCGCCCTTTCACTTCGACAGAGTGACGTGCGTCCCAGCACACTCCATCGGCAAGTGACCTCCCGTGAGCTGCATACCCCGGATTCTGTCTGCGCGGTACGGCTGGTCAGGCCTCCCGCAACAGTTCCATCATCTATCTTTGCCCTACTTCACGCCAATCACTTGCGCTGCACCTAGGTCGCTCGCCTCGCCGCTGTACCCCGTTTCACCCAGCTCAGCTATACCGCTGGATCGTCACTGTTGGCAACGGTCTCCTCCGCGCGCTACCGCGGGTGATCGGCTTATTAGGCCGACGAGTTGTACGAGTCCGGAGGTTCCTCACCCGCGCCGTGTACCGCGCCGGTGCGATGGACTTCGCTCACAGGTATTCGGTTGTTAAGGTACGCCGGTTCGGCTTTCGCCTCCCCGGCCTTGGATCCAGAAGAAGGGGTCGAACCTTCGCTAAGTGGTTCAGGGCCACTCGTGCTACCATTACACTACCCTGGATGGCACTCCTGGCAGGAATCGGACCTGCTGACGTCGGGTTTGGAGTCCGCGCCGACGGCCACGCCTCAAGAGCTGGTGCGAACGAAGGGTCTCGAACCCCTGGCCTCCGACTTGGCAAGCCGGCGCTCTGCCAACTGAGCTACGATCGCTGGCTCCGACGGTAGGGATCGAACCTACAACCTTGCGGTTAACAGCCGCCTGCGCTACCATTGCGCCACATCGGATCGTTCCTGAGACAAAGAGAGACCGCCTGGGGTGGCGGTCACGCAAGAGCTTTCACGAAGAGAGCTCTAACGCATCCGCGTCGCCCTGCTAATCGGATATTGTCTCATGCTGCTATCCTATACCCCAACTCGAGCCGAGGTCAACAGTTATGAGTCCTTCGCCGGAGCCGAAGACTACTTCGCGTCATGCTGCTTCTCTCGATGCCTCGTGAGCCTGCCGTCTAACAGAACCACTTTTCGTCCTCGTTTGCCCTCAGCTGCAGCTCGACAGAGCGCTCCAGCGAAGGACTCATAACCGTGTGCAGAACGAACCGTGGGAGGGCTGAAGGATTTGGCCTACCTTCCTCATCCTGGGGCTGGTCATTCGGGGATCAACCGGAGACCTCTTCCACGGGCTATACACGCCTTGCGACTACCGTCACCAGGGGCCGTTCACTAAGTCCTGACTCAGATCTCGCCGAGCCATCTCTAGTTCGTGCAGCCCTCCCAGGGTCCGTCCTGCGCTCTATTTGGTCCTTGGGTCCTCCTGCGCTCGCCTCCCCGATCTCGGTGGTGTCCGTGCAAGCCAGGGTGTATTCTGTTTCCTTCACCCTTATCATACGGGATAGGAAGACAGAGGTCAACAGCTCATCAGCGAGATTCCTCGACGAATTTGTCTCTCGCATTCCACCCGACGACGAAGGCCTCTTCGAGGATACGAACCTCGTAGCTTGAAAACCTCCGCCCGTAGCCGGGTGGGTCCGAGCTGGTTGTCGCCGAAAGCCACTCCCTGAAGGCGTCCTTCCTTGCTCGCTCAGCTGGCGTCTGCACCGTTCAGCTCCTCAGCAACGCGCCTCAAGGCGACGCGGCCGCCCGCTTGCTCCTGCTCGCGCTCAGCGAAGAGGATCTCGTTGCGCAGCTCCTGGATCTCATCATCGATCAGCCTCTCGAGCACAGACGGGTCAAGCGCATCCAGCTCCCACGACTCACTGCCATAGGCCTGGATGTAGTCCTTCGCCCGCGAGTCCGTGAGCTTGGTTGGGTTCGGAGGCGGACTGTACTCCTGCACCTGCTCCCAATTGAAGGCGATGCGACGAATTTCCAACGCCACACGCCCACCACAATGCTCTTTCATGTGGTCCATGATGAGACCGACCGTGATCTTCTCCCCAACGAAGTCCTCTCGGTGTGCTCTCGCGTAGTCGCACACGACGAATGTCTGCAGTCGCTGCGCGATGTCGCGCGTCATGTCGATACCCGATGGGTCGTGGTCGCCGAGGTGCAAGATCCGTACCGCCTGACCGCCCTCGATGTACTTCAACAACCTCTGTGCGGCGCCCCACATCTCTGACTGCGAGACGTAGCCCCGACACGCGAACCAGGCGATGTCGCTCGCCTCGGCGGCCTTGCCGATGACGCCCGCAAGAGCCTCCTTCTCCACCCACACCTCGATGCGATACGACTGGTCGGTCCACTTATCCAGCGTGAACTGCTTGGCACAGGCGTCAACCATATCCGCCGGGGAGTCCCAGTGTGCGACCGACTGCAGGTTGCGCGTCCGATCGACGATGTAGTCCCAATCGAGCAGCCCAGCGAGACGTGCTCTGTTGACGGTCGTACCCAGGTTGCTGTAGCTCCGTTGGGTGTTCGACAACAGACCACGACTCACGAACTGGTAGTAGAGCTGCCGCAGCGTAAGGTCATAGCCCTGCTCCACGTACTCAGCGCAAATCGACTCGGCCTCTACGACCGTCGCTCGCGCCTGTGCACCTGGCCGCCACGCCTCGTATGCGATCCTCATCACTTCTCTCCGATCGCAACGCCCTTGTCGAAGGCCTCGCGGCCGTGCTCGGGCACGTTCTCACGGATGCGGCCTATGTCTTGGTGACTGCCGATCCTGAACCCAAGGTCGAACAGCGCCCAACCAAGGGCCGCATTACTCAGCACCCGACTGTTCACACCGCGCGTCGCCGAGGATGTTATCTGTTCAGTGATTCCAGCAAGAAGTAGCTCAGAATCCGTGGCGTGGAAGCCGAACGCCACAGAGTGGCCCCACTTCCCGGGGCTGACACAGACGCTCGTCTCTTCACCAGTCACAGTGCGGTACTCCGACTCGCACTCAGCTGCTAGCTCCTCGTCACGTGTGTCGACCCACACGAAGGCACGAGCAGCGAGGAAGCCGATCTTACTCCACATGCCACTGAGGTTTGCCTTCTGGAAGCGTCGACCCTGCCCTCGACGCCCCCGCCGACGGTGACCACTGTCACCGAGGTGGCCCACCTGACTACGATCAGGCGGAGTGCAGTACGTGCAATGGGCTCTGACCAACCAGTGCTTGCAGCGCTCTTCTGTGTCGGTCATCTACTATCTCCGTTCTCTTCTACCCTGCCAGGTCCTCTAGGCCCTCAATGCCGTCGGACTTGTAGAGGCCGATGATGTCTCTGTTCGTCAGGCCCTGCGACTTGAGGGCTCCAACGATGCGTGCTTCGCGTGTCCAGCTCCAGGTTCCCATCTCAATCCTCACTAGCCTCTACGAAGCACCTGCAGTTGCAGTAGGGGTCGTTGCGGCCTTCGCTGCCCTCGCTGCTGCTTCTGCTGAACGCGTTGCTTCCCCTATATTTGTCGCGTTCAGTGCTGTCCACACTGCGCTCTTCGCTGCTTCTGCAGCCCAAAACTTGCGCTCAGCTCGTGCAGCTCGTGCTGCAGCTTCCAGCGTCTTTGTGACGCGATACTCTGTCTCAGCCTCAAAGGCTTCTACAGAGGCCCTCGCCGTCATCTCCACTGTGTCCTCCAGCATTGTTGCCTGGTCCCTACTCTTCCCTGCCAAGTACGAGTCTGCCCACTTGGTCCATGCCTCGTCCTTGCAGCAAGCCTTCGCACAGAGGATAGCGAATGTTGCGCACTCCTTGATGGTCATGTGTCCTCTCCTAACAATTGGTACCTCATAGGTTGCTGGTTGACTAGCGTATGCTAGCTCGTGTGTAGGTTCGTGAGCGTGTCTCCTTTCGTCACCTATGTCCTTGTTGTTCCTCATCTCCATCTCCTCTATCTATATCATACGGGATAGGAAGACCAAGGTCAACAGGGCATCCGCGCTGAAATAAAGAACCAAGCGGCGGGGCTTATTCAATCGATGAGAACCGCTGCCACAGAGCGGTCCTGGTGACTGATACAGGCGACTATCAATCGCGCCGGTAAGGACGATCCTACGCGGTCTGAGACCGAACGGGTACGACGCTTAACATCTACTTCGAGGCCCGAATCGTCACTCGACTACGCTCGAGGTGCTCCTTGACGTTGAGGTCCTCGTCGCGACCGAGAAGCTCGCCGGTCGTAGGGTTGATGTCCGTGCCGTAGCGCTCGTGGATCTTCGCGTCCACTGGCAGGTACCAGCCCTCCGGCCAATCGCCGTATCTCGGGCTGCTGACACGCGGTATCACGAGAAGAGGTATGCGGTACATCACATCGCACACCATCTGCTTCACCTTCTCTGCGAAGCCGTCCGGTGCAACCGAGAGGAGCGAGTCGTGCATGCTAATCGCCATATGGGCGCCGTACTCATGTTGCATCACAAGTGCAGGGTACTCACCGAAGTGCTTGCGGAGCAGCCGATGGATCATCACCTTGTCACCATACTCGTGAGCACCGCGCCAATCGAAGAGCCCGATCGTCGCCAGATGCAGCAGCTCCGCGGCTGAGCCCTGCGGGAACGTCGCGATCGCCTCGCGGTGTATATGGTTGATCAGGCCGATGGTGCGCCTCGCTGTTCCTCGGCCGTCTCGCTGTTGCTCCTCGCGGAGCTTCCGCCACGTTGGGAAGTGCCGCTCGCGCCCGAGGTAGGTCAGTGCCATGCTGGTCTCGTCAAGCCAGACGCGGGTCTGGTCGTGGAAGCGCTTGATGTCGGGGTACTTCTCGAAGTAGTCCTTGATCTGCTCCTTCGCTGAGTCGAAGGAGCAGCCAAACGCTTCGGAGACGGCAGAAGGCCCTCGACCGTAGTTCACACCGTGCGTGAACGTCTTCGCCTGGAAGCGGATATCAGGCGTCACCTGGTCAGCCGTGACGTTGAAGATCCTCAACGCGCCGGCCGTGTGCATGTCAAGACGCTTATGCTGCGTCTCGACAAAGTGTGCCTCGAGCCCATCAGGGTCGTACCGGTATCGCTCGCCGCACGTCGCGCACGAGAGCATGTCCGAGACGTACGTCTCACTACGCGCACCGTAGGCGAGAGCCCGGTTCTCGACCTGGCTGTAATCCGCATCGACGAGCTTGAAGCCTTCTTTCGCACGAACGATGTTCCGGAACACGGCCGCGCTCGGCGGGTTCTGTACGTTCGGGCCAGCGCTCGAGAGCCGACTGGTCTCCGTTCCATGGACGTTGAACGTCGGGTGCAACCAGCCGTTCTCGACGAATCGGATCCAACCCTTCGTCTGCTTCTCATCACCGATGAACGTGCTCTTCAGCTTCTCGACCTGCTTCAGGTCGATGATCTCGTTCAGGACTCGTTTGGCCCCCCTCGAAATCGCCTTCAGGTCGAGTAGGTTGCCAAGCGTCTTCAAGTCCGTCCCTGCCGACGCGATCACAGGCCTCTCCGTTGTTGAGCGCCGTGGACGAATGCGCTCGTGATAGCGCTCTTGACTCGTTTGCTTCTCATCGTACCCAGGACGTGGCATCGCCCCCTCATCCCGAGGGATCCCAAGGCCTGGCAGCCAGTGCTTCTTCTGACGGTGCCCTGCTTCCTTCTCCTCCTCGGCCCACGCAAGGTGCTTTGCCAGCCGCTCGGGCGAGTAGAAGAGACGACGACACTCACAGAGGTACGAAGGCTTCGCTGGACTGTAGAACAGCCGGTTCAGCTGCTGCTCACTGCCATAGTTCTTCGGCGGCTCGAGCTCGAGCTTTACGATCACGCGGTCGAGCTTGGCTTTGAGCTCAACGATCCGATCCTTGACCTGCTGCGCGAGCTTCGCGACGTAGACCTCATCGACCGGGATCCCCTTGTCGGACGCATCGCCCAGTGCACGCTGGAGTGGCATCGATATCTCGTTTAGAAGCCACTCAGCGGCCTCGTTCGCGTACGGACCCTCGTGCATGTCCTTGAACGTTGCGTCGCCGAGCTGGTACTCGCAGTCGGCGTCTGCCGCCGAGTACATCCAGAGAACCTCTTCCGGTGCAGCCGCGAATGAGTGCTTGCGCGTCGGAGCATACCGCTTGAGCTCCATGTCGTACTGAGGCATGTCAGTGTACTTGTCCCGGAGGTGCTCCAGGGTGTGAGGACGCCTCGAATGGTAGGTGTGGTGTGCAAGGCACGTGTCATAGTCGAAGGCCTTCACATCGATCTCGAGCTGCAGGTGGCAGAACCGAACGTCGAACGCACCGAGCTGTGCAGTCTTCGGAACGTCGCTCTCAAGGATCTCCCGTAGGATCTCGACCACGCGCTCGAGCGCCTTCGCTGACCATACCTGACGAGGCGTCCGACCACCCACACCAATGGTCTTCACGATCTCCTCGATCGAGAGCCCCTCGCATTCAACGAACTGACCAACGAGCGGCACGACGAAGCCTTCTCCCGCCCTCGTCGAGAAGCTCAAGCACACCATCCTGTGCTTGCGTGGATTCGTGCCCTCGGACTCGATGTCGAATGAGAACCGCTTAGCCTTGAGCAGGTAGTCGCGGAGGTCCTGCAGACCGGCAAGCGCCTGCTTCTCAGTGTAGCCGTCGCCTGGCGCGATCACCGTGTAGTCGCCGAGCTTCGCGGGCTTCGACGTGTCCACAACCCCGCTGGCGATCTGCGCTGCCCTCCGAAGGTCGGCCTGGAATAACTCGGGATCCGAGTAGTCCTGCATCACACCACTTGGGTGATATGTGACGATCGTCGGGACCCCAAACTGGTCGCATGCGAACGGCGCACCACGCGCTTCGGCGATAGTCATCTTGCGATGGACTGCCTCGAGCGCAGGAGCACCGAGTGCAACGATCAACTTCGGCTTGAGTCGCTTAACGTCCTCAGCAAGGAAGTCATGGCAGACGGCAATCTGCTTCGGTGTCGGGCGCGTCTGCCGCCTATTCCTCAACGGCGGTCGGCAACGCACCGAGTTCGCGTAGGCGACCTTGTTCGGGTCGAAGCCGGCTGTGAGAAGAGCGGTACGCAAATACGCGCCGGCCGGGCCGACGAACGGCTTGCGCTCATCCTCCTCGACTGCACCAGGCGCCTCACCGACGAACAGAACGTCTGCACCGTCAGGGATTGTAGGCCTAACGATGCAGCGTCTGCTTCGGTGGAGCGTGCACTTAGTGCAGTCGGATGGTGTGGTCACGCCCTCGCTGCCGTCGCTGCCGTCGGTACGAGCTTCGCTGCGCGAGCTTCGCGCCGCAGACGGTTCTTCCGGTCGCGCGGGGTCTCGGCCCGCTCGACAGCCATCTCGACGTGGGCGTCTCTCGACAGCTCGCCGTGTTCGGCGATGGCTGCCTTCGTGGCGTCGATGAACGCCGCATGCGACTTGCCATGCAGCGCACCGCCGCAACGGCAGATGCAGGTCTTCCTGGCTGCAGCCTCACAGGCCGCAGCCCGCGTGGGGCTGAGTGCCCGCTTGTAGGTCTCTGGCGGCTTCCAGTAGCTCATCTCTAGGTCTCCTTCCCCACCAGGCGCAACCGCCTGGCGGCTACTTCCAACTCTTCTATACCCGTACATCCGAAGACCGCCGTGATGATCTCGCTCAGAAGACCGTCCGTGCGGCCCTTCGACAACCCCAACTGCTTCGCAGCCTTGGTCTTCGAGTTGCCGCCAATGAGGATCGCCCGCGCGAACGCGTGGGCCTCCTCGCTTGCGGTCGCCCTCACCAGCCCGAGCACGTGCTCCGCGTTATCGGGCAGCCCACCGTCCTTGCCCAGAAGGGATGGCTCCATCGTCTCGGTCAGGTGGAGCGTCGAGATGCTAACCGCTGTCGACTTCCCGAGCGAGTGCATACGCGCGTGGCGCTCAGCGATGCTGAGGAAGCGACTCTTCAAGCACAACCGCAGGAACGACGCGAACGTCATCCCACGCTTCGGGTTGTACGCCTTGTCCGCGTAGAGAAACGCGTCGGTTGCCTGGTCCTCGAGTACGTCATCCGCGACGTGTCGCGCATAGGTGACTGCTGCGTACTCCTTCACCTGGTCTATGATCGACCGGCACTCGATGTACCGCCCAGTGACTACAGACTGCCCAATCATGCCGTCACCTCCTGCTTCGTACCTCGTCCGTGTTGCTGATGGTGATCGGCGAGAGCCTCATCCATACGTCGACTCATCGTGCCGTTCCAAACACACCCATCAGCAAACTGGATCTCGACGGGGGTCATCGTGGAGAGCTCGGCGATGTTCTTGTCGCTGTTAGCGATCGGCGTCACAGGCTCCTCCGACGTCGATGTACGTGGCCGCGGCTTGGCCGTGATCCCAGCCTTCCTCCGGTCGCGGTAGGCCTTGCCCCACTTCCGTCGTTGCTCTCTCAACGCAAGGTAGTCCATCTACGCTTCCTTCCCGTGCATGTCCGCAGCTGCGCGGACAAGCTCCTTGGTCTCAGCGTCCGTACCAGGGATGAGCTCGGCGAGGAAGTCGCATGCCGAGCACTTCAACGTGACCAGACCAGGCAACCACATGATCTGCAGGTTGCACTGTCGTCTCTCGCCCAACTCGCGCCTCACGATCCGCTTCATCAGGCGAGACTTCACCGCCTCAGCACCGATGCGTGCCGAGTTAAGAGCGTTCTGCCTGAGCGCCCGCATCACCGTCAGGAGTGTGGTCCTGGGTGGCGTGCCGACGATCCCGACCCCAGGGGGAGGTCCGTCTGGCTTGTGCTCGCGCGTCGTCATCTCCGTTCCTCCTACTACTTCTGTCCTCCATCTATATCATACGGGATAGGAAGACCAAGGTCAACGGAAACTGCGATAGAATTCGTGGACGCGCTAGCGTGGAGTCGATAGACCCGACGCCGTGTCACCCGAACCTGGAGGACCGATCGGTCGGTCGTCCATCGTCGGTCCACTCAGCTGGAAGTGGAGCAGTACAAGTGCGCCCCACGCAACGGGAGCGAGGTGGTGCTGCCCGTCCTCAGAATCGTAGTCCTCACCCATGTACCAAGCCTGAAGGTGACGCATCATCGCCGCGTAGACGCGCGTGTAGTTGAATCCCTGCTCCCAATTCCGATCGCCATACTTGCGCGCACCGAGCGTGAACAGGTCAGCAACCTGCTCGAGCGCGTCCGCCGGGATCAGATCATACCGGAGCTTATCGCCGTCGTTCTTCCTTGCGTCGTCTGTCATCCTGTGTACTCCGCGTATGCGGTTGCAGTCTCCCACACCCGCACCTTCTCGACGTGTATGCCACCGATAGGACGGTGGGAGATCCGGCGGAAGAAGAAGTTGAAGAGACCGTAAGCCAGGTTCTCGGCCGTGGTGACATCGACGTCCAGATGTGCCTTGGCCGTATCGTTCAGGAACGTGTGGTCCAGCAGACCGATGATCTCCTTGGCCGCGACCGTCACATCGTAGAAGTCGATGAGCATGCCTTCCTTTGGGCCACCAGCGTGGCTCAGCGGCATGTTCCCAACGATGAAGACCTCGAACTTGTAGGAGTGCCCATGCAGGTTCTTGCACTTGCCGTCGTGGTTCGGCAGCTGGTGGGCAGCCTCGAACCTGAACTCCTTGCGGACGCGGTACATGGCGCCCTCCTCTACTCCCTCCACACGTGGCCAGGTGACTTCAAGCTCGGCGGCGGAGCGTACAACGGGTGGAACTCGATCGCACCCCACTCCTCGTGGAGATTGATCAGCCACTGTGTCGGAGTACGGAGCTGCTTGAACTTCGACTGAATGTACGATGAAGTGGCTGGTAGAGCACCATTGATCACCACCCACGCGTCCTGCTTGATCGGTACGACCGCTGGCTGGTGCAGGTGGCCGAACAACACGAGGTCGCCGCCACCGAGCATGTCCGTCAGCTTATTCGCTCCGTTAACGATCGGGTACCAAGGGATCCCACCGTAGCTTCCCGAGCCGAGTGGGAACGAGCCTCCATGCTCGAAGACGATCCGTCGCCCCGCATACGTCGTGTAGCCGAAGTAGGTCTCCCAGTTCGTCATCACCACGCGAGGCTCATCCGCGAACGCGCGATCGAGCAGCGTACCGACCAGCCAAGAGTACGTGTCCACGTAGTCAAGCTCACCCAGGCCAGCGTTGCCAGCCTTCTGCGAAGTACGGTCGTGGTTGCCGCCTATGTTGTGCACTTCGATCTTCTCGATGCCTGGCAGCTGCAGCAACTGCCTGAGTGCATAGCCCATCAGGTCGAAGACCTCAATGGCCTGCTGCGTTACGAGACGATCGATTCCATGTGCCTGCGATGCACGCATGCAGTCGTTCTCGACGAGGTCGCCATCGAACACCACGAGCAGGTTACGGATTGTGTACCCCTTCGACTGCACGTCGTGAATGGACTTCAACGCCTGCATCAGGCGCTCCACCTGCCAGCGCGTGACCTCGGTGGTCTGCTCGTAGATGCCGCCAGTCGTCTGGATCGGCGTCCTTTGGCCTACGTGCCAATCGCTGAACAGGAGAAGCCAGAAGTGCTCCGGGTTATCGGTGAGCGTGCTTGGGATCGGAATCAACGGCGTCGGCGCATACGGCGCAAGGACGTCGTGGACCGTCTCCACGTACTCCTGACGCTTCGCCTCAGTGCGTTGGAGCTGACGTAGCTCACGCGCTAGCTCAACGTCATGGAGACGCTTCTGTTCACGCTTGACAGCAGCCTCCATGCTCTCAGGCTCTTGTGGTGCCCCGTTCCCGTTCGCCACGACACCACCACGAATGCTGGTCACTGCCCGACGGTAGTCCTCATCCTCCCCCACCCACTTCTGGTGGGTTCGGATGTTAACATCGACCTCCTTAATAGCCGCCGAAGCGTTACCGCCATGACGAGCAAGGGCAGCGAGCATGTCAGACTTGAGGTGGTGCTTGCTAGCGCTCATCTAGTGTCCTGCTCCTATCAGCGAGATCAGCTCGCCGCGTGTAACTGGGTTGTTGAAGAAGATCCCACGCATCACAGAGGTGATGAAGATGATGCCGTCGTCCTGTGCACCACGACAAGCGACGCAGTCATGCAACGCTTCAATCACGACGCCAATGCCCATGGGCTCGAGCTTCGCCTCCAGATGGTTGGCGATGATGTTACCGACGGCCTCTTGGACCTCGGCACGTCGCGATGCCCACTGGGCCGTACGTACGAGCTTGCTGATGCCTGCAATCTTCTTGTTCGGGAGGTAGGCGACATGCGCCCTACCCCGCCAAGGCAACAGGTGGTGAGGACAAAGGCCAGCCACCTGGATATTCCTCGCGAGAACGATCTGGTTTACCGTCTTGTCATCGAACGTCGTGAAGTCGAAGGTCGCGTCAGGATGGGGGGCGAATTGGAGCCACACTTCGGCCACACGCCTTGGCGTGTCAGCCATGTGGTCGCTCTCGACATCGTACCCAAGCGCCGCAAGGGCCTCTCGGATGTGGTTGGCAGCTGTCTTGGTGGTCAGCACGTCCCTTCTATTCTCCCCTCTTTTCCCATCTTACACACCCCTCCCATGTCCCCACAAAACGACGTGAAGTTGAGGCAAGACACCCACGTCTTGGAAGTCCGGATCCGCAACAACGCGGTCAGCCAGCCTCCTATACCTCTCCAGAAGGGTGCCACAGTCGTCGGTCAACAGCGTGAGCGCAGAGAGGTACTTCTCAACGTTACGAGGGTACTGGCTGAAGATCCTACGCGCGAAGTCGTAGTCGTCATCCCGACTGGGGTCGACGACGATCTTGCAGATGAGCCGCCTCGACGGGTACATTGGGTTCATCATCGCCTCCATGAACTGCATGAAGCGGATGACATCACACTCCCCAGCGCTCGGCGGCTTCGGCGACACCGTGACGGTTGTGCAGCCGAGCAGCCATGGTCGGAACACAGTACCCTGCGTCTCGACGTGAGTCGTGTACCGACTGCTCCTCAGGAGCTTAACGAGGCCCCCAAGCTCATACAACGCGGGGTTCCCACCAGTCAACGTGACGTGCTTGCACCCCTCCGCAGCCATCAGGTCGACGATGTCGAAGACCTCCTGCGCGTCGAGGAACTGCCACTCCGATCTGTTCTTGGGATCGACCGCGTACAGACTATCGCACCACCTACACCAACCACCACCAGCACCATCACAGTAGGCGAACCGGATGAACATCGTCTTCTGGCCAGCGAGTGCTCCCTCACCCTGTAGTGTAGGCCCGAAGATCTCAGCCACCGACAACTTAGACTGCGTCATCGTTGTACCAGATCCCCTCGGACTCGTGGTCTTCGGCAACAGAACAGCTGGCCACACTGTAGCCAAACTCGACGAGCATCTTCCCCATCGTACGCGCCATCTCCTCGCACGACATCGAGACGCCAACACGTGGGTGCAGCAGCCCGTTGAACGGCGCACCTGGATGCGCAAGGACGGCTCGCATTCGGTCCTGCAGCATGAAGAACTCGACCTCGCGGTCGGCACCGTCCACGCGCAACTCAGCACTGAACGTGAACATATGGCGATGCAGGTTCCCGAGGAAGCTCTTCTCCTCCCCCGCTGCAGGCCAGTAGTGGTAGCCAGGTACTTCGATCTGCGTCCGTACTGTTAGCATGGCGTCCTCCTCTACCCTCCTCGGGTTCCGGGCTACAAGATCCGGGTTTCGGATTCCGGGTTTCGGATTCCGGGTTTCGGATTCCGGGTCTCAACCGTGGCTCTTGGATTCCGGATTTCAGCCGCGGAGCTCAGAATCCGGAATTTGAAAACCGGAATCTGGCGCAGTCACCTTAAATCCGCAGCTAAATTCCGTCGTATTCTGGGGTAGTAACCTCAATCCTTGAGAGTCCTGGATTAAGGATCCCACCTTAGAGCCCTGCTTCGTTTAGGTACCGCACGACTCCAGCTTTCACATCTTTGTCGATTCCCTCCGACACCTCGGCAAGAAGGTCATCGATCGATGTGGAGCTGCCACGCTGGAGCGCGTGGACGAGCTCTCGTGCGTAGGCCTTCAGGTCGCCATCCTCAGCCGCCTCCTCGCCCTCGACCGTGATGAACACATCGTCGGCCGGCAGGACGCTCTGAAGCTCGTGGCGCGTCACTGTGCCCGTCTCGACATCGTACATCGCAACAGCCACCGTCCGTGTACGGTTCGACTCGGTACGCGCCACACGGCCAACGGCTCCGAAGTTCACGTAGGTGCACAAATCGACCTTGTAGGTACCATGGTCGTCATGGATGTGACCGTAGAAGCAGAAGTCAGCGGTCGGGGGGATCTTGTCGGCGTTAATGTGGTCGAACGGAGGATCCAGCCCAGGTGGCAAGATCGGTCCGTGCGCCACCTTGATCATCACTTCCACGCCGTCCGCAATGCCCGCTGGATCCCGCAGCCCAAAGTGCTTGGGGTCGGTGGTGTCCGAGTAGTGCGCGGCTTCGAGGTAAGCCCTCTTGCCCTGCACCTTCACTATCACACCAGCCTCGGACAGCAGCTCGATCGCGCCTGCCTGCAGCAACACCCCAATCGGCTGCTTGGGAAGACTCGCTACACCGGCCTCACTCAGGTCGTGGTTGCCCAGGACAGTGAAGATGCGGCCTGGCCAACCGTCGAACAGATCGAGTATGCGTTGGACCAACGCGTGCGAGACGAACGACGGACGTTTAGTGTGGAAGAGATCGCCTGTGATTACTGTGACGTCGTTCGGCCCGACGAGCGACCGACACTCCTCGAGCTTGGCCATGATCTGATCAGCGTAGCCCACGACGCGCCCAAGTGGCGGTCGGTCAGCGACGTGCGGGTCGTTGATGAAGAGGATCACTCTGCGCCTCGCAGGTTCTGCCGAGCGAAGGCCGCGATGCACGCGGCGTCGTAGACGTCCTGCTCCTCAGGGAGGTCGGTGATGCCGCCGGGGATGAGCACATAACGCGTCGCCCACTCCCTGATCTGCGGCTTCTCGGCTCTACCGTTCCCCACCGTCTGCTTCTTCCAAGTGCTCACATTCACTGGCACAACGAGGTGGCCAGCCCGCATAGCCTCGACCATGACACAACCGACGACGTACCCGACGATAAGCGAAGACCGGAAGCTCCGGCCCATCGGCGCCTCCTCGACGTACACGAGCGCCGGCTCCTGCTGCTCGAAGAAGAGACGCGCAGCATCCGCAAGCTCGTGCATGCGAGTCTGCCACGGTGCTGACTTCTTCGACACCCACGCGTACTGGTACGAGGCGTGGTCGTCAGCCAATGTCACGAAGGCCAGGCACTTCGTTGACACGTCGACTCCTACCACTACACGTCCGCTCATAGCACGTCCCGCCTCCCCTTTACCTTCTCATAGTGAGACACCCCACGCACCTGTTTTACCTCGTACACGACGTCAGCCGCGTCGGTGTACGCAGGGTCGTGGGTCGTGAGGACGAACTGCACACCGGTCTCGTCACACAGCTGGCGAAGCAGGCCGGCAAGCGCTGGAACGTACTCCACACTGACATGCGCAAAGGCCTCGTCGAGAACGAGGACCTTACGCAGTGGCGGCTGTGCAGCCAGCACTATGGCTAGTCGTAGCAGGAAGTCCACTAGGTTCACGAGCGTGCCGCCCTTCGCCTCCATGATGTCCATCTCGAGACCGTTCTGCTCCAGCTGGAACTCGAGTGAGGGCGTCCCTCCACGCTGCTTGCTTCGGATCACGAGCTGAGTCGGCTCACCGAGCACAAGCGTTAGTCCACGAGAGACCATTGACGTGAGCGCCCCTTCGAAGCCTTTGCGCCACGCTGTCTCCATCGCAGTCAGCACAGTACCGACCTCTTCGAGGAGCTTCTGCCGCTCCTCCAAATCAGCGACGCTCGCCGAGAGCGCCGTCACCTCGTCCTTGGCGCGATCGGCGTAACCCGTTATCTCGGCAGCCCGACGCTGGGTAGCCTTCACTGCCCTGGTCGTTGTGTCGTTCACGGAAGCAACGCCTCCAATGCGCCAAGCCGCTCCTCCGTCTTCTGCTGAAGCACTCTGAGCTGAGGCTCCCAAGGCTGATCAGGATCGAAGCCAAGCTCGATGAGCGTAAACTCCGCAGCAGCTGCTTCCTTCTCGATGTGCTCGCGCTCAGCCTCAGCGCGCACTAGACCATCACGGAGGCTGGCAGCGCGCTTCTGCAACGCTGCGAACTGCTCAGTGGTTAGCTCAGCCATCGTACTCCTTCTCGGGGTGCAGCTCTGAGCCGCATAATGGGCAAACGTCGACCGCAGCAAGTGCGGCTTCTACGCCATGGAGGTCGGTAGTGCGTCGAGCCTTCAGCTCGGCCGTACCCTCCAACTGCCCACGGTAGTTCGTTAGCCGACTGTACGCCTTATACCCATCCGACAGTCGCGCTACCAACGTAGCAAGCTCATCGATGTCACTGCGGTCAGGCAGAGGCTTCATGGCACGCGACTGCACAATCGTCTCCACAGCCACCGATGCTTGCTCGCTATCCTTCTCTAAAGCGCAGACCTCGTCGTACACGGCCGTGACTTGCCGCGCGTTTCCCTGTGCCCGCTCCGCGTCAGCTGATGTGGTCTCACACGCTTCTTCAGCCCTCTCGAGTGATGAACACCGTTCCTTCAGATCACTGTTCACGCGCTTCAGGTCACGTGCCGCCTTGGTCTGAGCCTGCACGATGACATCGAGCCGCGTGAGCTTAGCGATGACGCGCGCTGCCTTGCTCGGCGACTCGGCCAAGAGGAACGGCGCATCGAACTGTGCGTGCACTTGTGGGAACGCGAACGTCAGCGCCTCGACCTCCAGACGTCGGATCCCCAACGCCGTCTGGACCTCCTCAGGCACGTGCTTGGCCAGCTTCGTCAGCTCCTGGCCATCGACAAGGTAGCTGGCCGTTGCCTTCTCCTTCACCCAAGCGACGGTGTGGCCATCATCCGTCTCCGCGATGACCACTGAACGCGTCTGCCCGTGACGGATGAAGTCTGTGCCCGTACGGTTCAGCGCCAAGGCCTTGAGCGCGCGTACAGCAGCTGTCTTGCCAGCATTACCAGGACCAACGATCACGGTAAGTGGCCCCAAATCGAGGTCAGCTTCCCTGATGCTCTGGAAGTCGCGGATACTCAGCGAGGTGATCAAACGCGTCTCACTTGGGAGGCTACCTCAATCAGCGCAAGGAGGCGCCGACGCCAATCCTTGCCCCCTCCCATCGCGCGGCTGACTTCCCGCTCGAACTTTGCCGCGCTAGCGTAGCGCTCGTCCTTTGCCTTACTCATCGCCGTCTCCCTCTTCGTCGTCTTCGTCGGTAGCTTGCCCCTTCGAGGGGATAACAAGCCGCTCACGCATCACCTCTTCGAGCCGACCATTGACCGCCTCGCGAATGTTGTCAGGCACCTCGCTAGCGCGAAACGTCTCGCCTTCGTACTCGAGCCAACCACCACGCTTCTTGATGATGCCAAGCTCCCGCGCCATCATCAACCGACTCGCCTCGTCGTCGATGCCGTAGTTGTAATCGATGATGAGCTCCGCTTCGCGGAACGGTGGCGCGACCTTGTTCTTCGTGACCTTGGCCTTGCACACGATCCCCGACGACTGGTTCTTCTTCCCGACGGTCCCAGTCTGGACTGTCTCGATTCGCACCGTGGCATGGAAGCCAAGAGGCTTCGCAGCCATCGACGTGGTCTGCGGCCCACCGAAGCCGAAGTTGCCAATGACCTCCTTGGTCTGGTTCACGAACACAAGCGCGATGCGCTCGTGCGCGACCAGCTTCACCAGCTTGCGGAGCCCTTTCGAGATCCTACGAGCATGAATCCCCGGTGCGACGTCCTCGAACGAGCCCTCGAGCTCATCCTTCGTCGGCGTGCCAGCAACCGAGTCCCACACGATCGTGGTGAGGATATCCTCATCGTCCTCACGCACGCTGTTGATGATAGCCTCAACGGTCTCCAACACGCCCTCGACGTGCTCGGGGTGCACGATGACGATGGGGAGCATGTCCGAATCCTCGGGCATCGTGTCTTCGTCGTAGAGTCCCATCCGCGCCGCGCGCTCACTATCGAACGCGTACTCAGCATCAAGGTACACAGTGAGACCACCGCGTCGTTGGCACTCGGCCATGATGTGCGTGACAACGGTCGTCTTGCCCGACCCCTCCTTGCCTTGAACCAGCGTCAGACGGCCACAAGGAACGCCTGGACGACCAATCGCAAGATCAAGTGGAAACGACTGCGTGCTAATCCAGTCGCTAACGAGGCTCTCGCGCTCGGACCCGCGAGTGGTCGCCACGCCGACGCCGTAACGGTCTTGGAGAACGCGCGCGATGGTGTCGCTCGCGCGTTCTCCCTCTGCCTTGGTCTTCTTCCTACGAGCCATGGCTACTTGGCGGCTCACCGACCGCCAGCCTTCTTCCTGCTCGCCAACACCTCACCCACGACCTCCGACGCGCCTCTTCGGCTCGAAGTACGTCGGGTGCTGAGTGGCCGCCCTGGTCTCTCCCTCTTCGGTTCGTCACTTGCCCCCGCGCGACGCCTTGACGACCTCCGACGCGGGGCCTCTTCGTCCGGCTCTCCTCCACCCTCGTCCGGATCCTCATCCGGATCCTCAGCCGCCTTCTCTTCTTCCTCGTCCTCCTCGCGGACGGTTGTGCGCGTCGCGGCTCGGCGCCTGCGAGGAGCCTCCTCGTCCTCTTCGTCCGGCAGCTCATCTTCGGCGCCCTCATAGAGCTCCATCATCTCGTCGTCGTCCAAGAACGTGCGCACATTGCGCAGGTCCTTCAGCGCCTCCGAGTCCTCGTCGATCAGGGCGAGGATGTCGTTGTCCAGTCCGGATGGCTTCCGACGCGCTCGGATCGAGTACCTCGTCTTCTTGCCGGTGCCTTCCTTCTCAACGACCAAGTCGTAGCCTTCGTCCGTGTCGCTAACGTCACCGTAGTCGGGGTCGCCCATGTACTTGAGAATCTGGTCGTAGACCTGGCGACCAAACTCCCACACCATGATCCCCTTGTCGACGTCATTCGGGTTGATCACGTTCGCGAAGAACCGGATCTTCACCTGGACGTCACGCGCCTCGGCCTCATTTCGCTTGTCGCCAGACAGCGCGAGCTCCTCAGCTCGGGAACACAACCAGCAGCTGTCCTCAACGTTGAACGCGATCGGGCACGAGACTGAACGCCCACCCACCCAGTGGTTGCCGCCCCTGACGATGACGCGTCCTTCGGCGTCGTCGTGTGGCGGTAGAAGACGAATGTGGGACTTGCCAGCCGGCGGCGTAAAGAACGACGCTCCGTCCCCACGCTCCTCCTGGTCCTTCTCGTAGTCGGTGAGCATGGCATCCAGATCAGCTTTTCCTACCATGATGATTGTCCTCCTTGGTTCACTTACTGTCTTCCCTTACTCCGTCTGCCTCAGGTTCTGGCTCTTCCCTCTTAGGCTCAGACTCAATACGCACATAACCACGACACGAGCACAGGCCCTTTCCGAGCCGCGCATTGCACGGTGCCCTACCCTTACGACCCATCTTCGGGTAGTGGCAATCCATATTGTGACCGCACGTATTACAGTAGCGAGGCATTACTCTTCAGCCTTCTGCGACTGGCGCGAACCGTAGGCTAGCGCGTTGAGCATGTCTTTACGATGACGGAAGGCCTCACGGAGACCGGTAAGGATCGCTGCGCGACGCGCGAGCTCCATGTACTCTTCAGCCATCTCGAGCACGTGTTCGTCCGTCGTCACACACTCGTCGACCGCAGCCTCAGTCATACGATCGGCTCGTCCTTTGCCCTCGTTCTCCGCGTGGAGCTCCTTACCAATCACAGCACGGAGGGCAGCAAGACTCTGCTTCGCTCGGCCGGCTTCGTAGTCCGCCTGCGCGGCGAGCACCGCGACCCAGGCAAACGACCCAGGCTGGTTACGAAGATCCTCGCCAACGTCGACGGGATCGATTCGCAGATCAAGCATCAACTCGGCGATGTCGATCACATAGGTCTCGTCGAGGACGTTGATCTCGAACGTGTCGTTGAAGGTCCGACCCATCTACTGCTCAAGCTTCTGCTGCAACTCCGCCTCCTGCTGGTACTGACGGAGAGCGTGGTTATAGAAGAGGTCCCACTTGGGTGTGCCGTACTTCGCCCTGTGGCTTGCGGACTTCGCTGCCCGGGTCTCGAGCGAGTCGGGGCCTCGCTTCACGCCCCGGATCCGATCGTAGTACGCCTTACGCGCATCGGAGGCTCGGGCACTCTCCGAGATCTTCCGACGCCGCTCCCGCTCTTCTGCGGTAATGGTGGTCAGTGATTGCTTCATGGTCGCAGTTCTCCCTTAGCAAGCTGTAGCAGAGTCTCGGCCATCAGCCGCGCATCGTAGTCTTCGGGCTCGTTGGGCACCTGGAAGAGGTCTACCGGCGGCGCCGTCCTGATGATATCTCCCTCCAGCCCACCGACACGACGGTACACTGGTAGGAAGCTGTGTATCTCATGGAGGTGCAAGCCGCGCATCGCGTACCAGTACGCGAACGAGCTGTCGTTCGATACAACGTTCGGGTGCCAGTCGCCTGCGTACCGCGCAAGCTCCCACGGCAGCGTGAAGTCCGCACCGAGCAGGTGGAACGGCTTATCTGTGATCGTTGCAAGCCGATCAGCTGCCCGCGAGCGGGCAACAACGAGTGGTGCCGACTTGCCGCCGAAGCATGTTGCGACGGAGAACTTGCTGAGGCCGAGGTATGCAACCTCAGGCATCGAAGCAAGCGTCTCCGCACACCTGAGGTACTCATCCTCAGTCTTCCCCTGCGGAGCGGCGAGCACCAGGGGCGCGTAGTAGCCATCCGCGTGGAGCTCCGTTCGCACATCCCTCGAGGTATCGAGGAACGCAGACACCAGCGCGATCGTCTGCTGGCTATCGTGGATCGTGTCCGGTGCGACAACCAACGATGGCTTGATCTCGCGCATGAGATGAAGCAGGCTCTCCGTGTCGACCTGGTCCTTCTCGGCGGCGCCGTTGTCCATGATCACGAACCGACCATTCATGGACGCGAGCTTGTAGTAGTCGAAGTACTCCTGACGCTGCGGATACTTGTCCCTCAGCGCAAGCGGCGCAAGGCACATCTCGATGTCGCCCTGCCCACAAAGCCCGAGGAAATACGGGCTGGAGATGAACGCTAGTTTCATAGCACCTTCCTATACCCGGCTTTCGGAAACCGGATTTCAGTTCCGGGATTTGGATTCCGGATTTCAGCCGCGGCGCTCAGATTCCGGATTTCAGATTCCATTTTCTGGTGCAGTCTCCTTAAATC